ACCACCACCTAAAGTCGATTATCGACAATGTGCCAACTAAAATCATGGATTTCCGTGATAAGAAACTAGAAAGTAAGATGACTTACTATACTGGTAATTGGGCAACAGATGTAATGAACAATTACACCGAGAAGCAATCAGAAAAAATCTTTAAGAAGATGGCTAAAATCATGGATGACCCCAAATTGGCGTTTGTTCAAAAGAAGAACGACCCCATTAAAATTGGTACATGGTCTGAATATGGTGAAAAACCAGAAGAGATTATCACAAGCTATTCATACATTGTATTAAGGAAAAGAGGATAAAGTGAAAGACTTTATCTTTAAAGCCAAGATAGTATTAAAGACACTTATGTTTACTGCTATAGTGGCTGGTATTGCTGTTACAATGTATGTGTATGAACAGCAGAAACTAAGTCAGCAGGTCAAAGTACAAGAGTTTCAAGTAAAGAAACCAGACTTTGACCATGACGACCATCAACAATTCTTAGATAGTGTAAACACTTGTGTTGATTACATATATCACACCACCTCAGATGTAGAACCTGTAAATAGAGAACTACTATTAGCACAGGCGGTCTTAGAAAGTGGTTGGGGCTCAAGTAGATTTGCCACAGAGGGTAAAAATCTATTTGGTATCCGTACATATGATTTAAGAGAACCACATATGTTACCATGGAAAGACAAACCACAGAAATGGGGTGTTAGAGTATATGAACATCAATGTGATAGTGTAATGAATTATATTGACATACTAAATAATGGTACTGCTTTTGATAAGTATAGACAAGTTAGGGACAATCACCTGAATGACCCATTTAAATTATTAGTAACCTTAGACGCTTACGCTACTGATGTAAATTACTTTTCGAAAGTTAGAAGTATTATTAAGAAGATAAGAAACGAGTACAAATTAAATTACATTAGGTAGGGAAGTATGTTCACAATATTAATTACATTTTTATCAGCCATTTCTATATCAATAATTGCAGCTGGTTATTCAATCGTAGGTCTATCAACTCTGTTTGCAGGTGCAGTTGTACCTATTATTGCAATGGGTACGGCATTAGAGGTCGGTAAACTTGTATCTGCCAGTTGGTTGTATAATAACTGGCGAAATCCATTAGTACCAAAATCACTCAAAGCATATTTGTTTAGTGCAATTATAGTTTTAATCTTTATTACATCTATGGGTATCTTTGGTTTCTTATCAAAGGCACACCTTGACCAAGTCAAACCACAATCAAGTAACAACATTAAGATTGAATTACTTGATACACAAATCAACCAACAACAGATTATTATAGACAGGTCACAAAAGACATTAACTCTATTAGACCAATCGTTAGAGAAATACATTGATATGGAATATGTCACAAGAGGTCTAAAAGAAAGAGATAAACAAAAACCTGAACGAGATGCTTTAACGCTTGCCATTAACCAGGCGAGTGATAAGATTGCACAACTTAGCAATGAAAAAGGTTCGTTACAATTAGAGCAAGATAAGATAGAGGCTGAAGTAGGTCCTATTAAATATGTTGCAGAATTAATTTATGGTGATGAGGCGAAAGACCATTTTGATGAGGCTGTAAGGTGGGTTATTATCATTTTGATTTTTGTCTTTGACCCATTAGCTGTACTATTGTTAATAGCGGCTAATATTTCATTGAGAGGAAGAAACCTTGCTAGACAAAACGAAATTGAAAAGAACGAAGAGAATAAAATCGAAAAGATCCGTAAAGAAAAAGAGCGTATCGAAAGAACGGCTACTAACGCAAAAACTAGAGAAAAAAATCTACGAAATAGAGACAAAATTTATAGAGACTTTTTTAAAAAACTAGGTCAACGAGATTTAAAAAACCGTGACTATGAAACTTTCTTTAAACAAATGGGTACGAAAGAATTACAGGCAATGGGTCTGGATCCAGACGAAATTCGCATAAAACTTGACCAAATAATGGACTGGAATGACCAGAATATGCCAAAATAGGGCTTGACAATCTTGGTGAATAGTGATAGGATAAGATATTATGATAACAGATATAGACTTAAAAAGACTAAATCTACCTAAGTTAACTCAGGAACAGGCAAGACGAGTAACAGCCGCTGAGAGGGCTTGTAGAGAAGCTAAATCAGATTGGGCTAAGAACTACTGGTTTGGTGTATTTGAAAAACTATGTACACTATATGGTGCGACAGACTATTTTAGGAGGACGATACATTAATGAATATATTTTATTTACACGAAGACCCTAATATAGCTGCTCAGATGGCATGTGATAAGCATGTATCTAAAATGATTGTAGAGAGCGGCCAGATGTTGAGTACAGCACACCGTCTTTTAGATGGTGAAATGTATTACGACAAGACTAAGAATGGCCGTAGAATTGCAAGATGGCGAATGAGTGACCAAATGTTAGAAGATTTACTATACAAGGCAGGTCACACAAAACATCCTTCAACATTGTGGGTTATGAAATCAGGTTTTAATTACACTTGGTTGTACAATCACATGTTAGGACTAAACGCCGAATTCAAAAGACGATATAATCACCAAATAAATCACCTAACGGTTGATAAGTTATCTGGTGTGTTATCTAATCCACCTAAAAATATTCCATGGAATATTATGGGTACAGAACCACCACCAGCAATGCCTGATTATTGCAAAGTGCCTGGTGATAGTATTGCAAGTTATCGTAAATACTATATACATGAAAAGAAACGATTTGCCACATGGAAAGAACCAGCTAAAACACCAGAGTGGTATTTACAAGGAGTAAAAAATGGTTAATGAATATAACAGAGAAAATATGATTGAAGCTTTGAAACAACATGCTGAAGGTCATATCAAAAAACATTCAATGAATGTTGAAATCTACCTTAAAAATGCAATGGGTATCGGTGACCATCCAGATGTATTAGAGGCAGTTGAAAAGGAACTTGAAGTGATTGCTAAGTACCATGACCAAATAGAGGTACTTAATAAATACTTTAAGAGAATAGACCCTTTTAAACCGAATGAATAAAATTATATCAAAGATAGGTCTATGGCACAGCAAGATATTTGCTAAGGTGTCAGAGAAGTCAAAGACAAGTAAAGTATGGGCAATAGTGTTATCATTATTAGTAGTGTACGAATTAATAGAACACATTGTTTATCCTATCCTTGTTCCTTACTTAATCTATCTTAATTTTTGGAGTAAATAATGCCAACATATACATTTGAACATACAGAAACAGGTGAACAATGGACTGACATGATGAGTTGGGACGAGAGGTGTAAATACCTTGAAGATAATCCAAAGGTGCGAAGTGTAATTACAGCACCAAACATTGTGAGTGGTGTCCAAGGCATGGGTCGTATGAAGAATGATGATGGTTTTAAAGAGGTTATGGCTAAGATTGGCGAGAAGAATCCAGGCACATCTATGGCTGACAGATACGCTAAGAAGTCAATTAAAGAAATTAAAACAAGACAAGTATTAAAAAAACATAAGGTACTATAATGGCAGACATACCAGATTACATGCGAGGGTTTGATTTGAATGATGATTGGGGTTTCACACCGGTGTCCAAAGCACCAGCAGAAACATCTCAACCAGCAATCGACCCTAGTTTAATAGAGAACTCTAACTTAGAATTATCTAAAGTTAAAGAAGATGTAACAGACATCAAGTCAATGATGAATGAGATTATGCAAATTGTAGCAGAAAAAGAAAGTGTTACACAAGAATTGAATGATGAGGTGGTATTAAATAGATTTAAAGATATTGAAAAACTAATTTTACCATTCTTATATAACTTAATGAAAAGTGATGAACCATATATTCATTGGCCAAATAGAGCGCCAATCATTAAGGCACAAATAGAGAAGTTACTAAAGATTACCAGAGGGTAAGATGAAAAAGAAGTTAGCTGTAATTGGTACCGGTACTGCCGGCATTTTATCATTATCTCATACTCTAGCCTTTCTAAATGGCCATGAGTGGGAAGTATATTCATTATATGACCCCAATACACCAATCTTAGGTATTGGTGAAAGTACAACAGCTGCAATCCCATTTCTACTAGGCAAAGGTGCAAACTTCTCAATGATGGAAGACGCACCATTCTTAGAAACAACCGTAAAATACGGTGTACGATATGTTGATTGGAGACCAAATGATGTTTGGAGTAGATTTCCTGTACCTCATTATGGTATTCATTTCAATAATCATTTCTTACATGACTTTGCTGAACAAAGATTTAAAGAAGTTTGGAAAGATAAATTTAAAGTAATCTATTGTAAGGTCACAGATGTTATTGATATGAAAGACCATGCAATTGTAAAGAGTGAACATCCAGATTATAAGTTTGATTGGGTTATAGATTGCCGAGGTTGGCCTACTGATTATACAGACTATGAAATGGCTGAGGCAATACCAGTAAACTCAGCTGCTGTACATGGTATTGATGAACCAGGTGATTGGGAATACACTTATCATAAGGCAATGCCTAATGGTTGGATGTTTGGTATACCACTAACAAGTAGGCAAGGTTGGGGATATTTGTACAATTCAGATGTTACATCACTTGACCAAATTGCTGATGATATGTCTAAACACTTTAAGAAAAACAAAAGAGAATTAAATCTACGAACCTTTGATTTTAAAAATTACATTGCTAAGAATTGTATCACAGGTAGAGTAGTTAAAAACGGTAACAGAGCCATGTTCTTAGAACCACTAGAAGCCTTATCAGGTTTCTATTATAGTGAAGTAATGAGAAATATGTTTGATGTTATGTTTTTTGCAGAATTCACAGGACAAGGTAAAGGTAAACCAGAAGAAGAAGCAAATAAAGATTTATACACATTAGGTAAAACTTTAGAAATGTTTAATTCTTATGTATACCATGGAGGTTCAATCTATGATACTCCGTTCTGGCGAATGGCCAAAGAAAAGGCCAATAAGAACTTGCAATCAGAAATGTTTGAAATTTGCAAGAGACAACTGAATGAGTTTTACCGAGAAGACTTAAATGTAGATAAATTTGTATTTACATTTGCTAGAAAACTATGGTATGACTTAGATAAACAATTTGGTTATAACTACTTCAAATTGAGATAGGAGAAATATGAACACAAAAGACCAATATAATATGATAAAACAAGAAATTGTTGTACTTGAAAGAGAAAGACAAGGTAACAGGTCAAGTAAACTATGGACCCAAATCAAAGAGATGAAAAAGAAAAAACTCAAATTAAAGGATAAACTAAATGCAATTAAGTAAAAACTTTAGTCTAAAAGAGATGACAGCTAGTCAGACGGCTGTTCGTATGGGTATCAATAATAACCCTAGCGAAGACCATATGAATAACTTGAAAGCTCTTTGCGAAAATGTATTACAACCAATCCGTGACCATTATGGTAAGGTTGTATCTGTATCAAGTGGCTATCGTAGTCCAGAATTGTGTGTTAAGATTGGCTCAAGTGTCAATTCACAGCATGCTAAAGGCCAGGCGGCTGATTTCGAAATCTTCGGAGTGAGTAATGCTGACCTCTGTAAATGGATTGCTGATAACATAGATTTCGACCAGTTGATATTGGAATTCCATAACATTGGAGAACCAAACAGCGGGTGGATTCATTGTTCATATAATTCACCAGAAGAAAACAGAAAACAAATTCTGAGGGCTTATAAGAAAGATGGTGGTGGTACAGGTTACGAAAACTACGACCCCAACTGAAAAGAGAAACGGGAAGAGTTAAGAAACTCACCCGAATTAATTAATGACCATCTACAATTGTACAGGTCTATTTAAGGCTTGACAATTCAAGTGATACATGATATATTATATAAACAATATGAATACAAATACAACGGAGAAATATTGATATGAGTAAATTTACATTTGTAGATATTGACACTTCGGTACTACCTAAGACAAAAGGTAAACGAATTGACGGTATGCGATTTTACAATGTTGAGGGGCATAATTTTCCCTCTGTTACCACCGTCTTAGGTGTGAAGAAGTCAGCCTCACTAGAGGGTTGGCGAAAGTCTATTGGTGAAGATGTCGCCAAATGGGAAATGGGTCGTGCAGCTCGTAGAGGCACATCAACTCATAATCTTATTGAGAACTACATCAAAGGTGAACCTGCCTCAGATAGGTCAGTTTTACCACTAGGTTTATTCCGTTTGATTAAACCTTACCTTGACCAAATCAACAACATTCATATGTTAGAAACAATTATGTATTCTAAAGAATTGACTATTGCTGGTCAGGTCGATTGTATTGCAGAATTTAATGGTAAACTTTCTGTCATTGACTTTAAAACGGCCAATAAAGAAAGAAAAGAAGATTGGATTCATTCATACTTCTTACAAACTACCGCTTATGCTCAAATGTACAAAGAACAATTTGGTAAAGAAATTGAGCAGATTGTAATTCTATGTGCTTGTGAAGATGGTGCTATGCAAGTATGGAAGAAAGACCCTAAAGATTACATGTCAGCACTAAAAGAAGAAATTGCTTATTTCTATAAATATTATGAAGACCTTAACAAGAATAAGGTTGAGTAAATTGCTTGTTGACTATAAATGCAATAGGTAAACTGGACGAGGGTGCAACTCCCTCCACCTCCACCATAAACACATTCTTTGAGTGTGCTTATGGGGGGTGTGGTAGGATCGACAGGTGCTGAAAGATTTATAAGAGAGTAATCGGTGGCAACCGTTCATGCTAATTAAACGCAAACGATAATAACTTTGCATTAGCAGCCTAGTCTGCTTAGGGTTTTGTGGATTGTACCTCGTAACAGAAACAATCCACACTTATATTAACACAATGATAGAGAGATAATGAATAGTAAAGAATTTAGTTTGATAATTGAGAAGTTAAAGATTGAAAAGAAACCAATTTCATATATGGATGCTATTCTGTATTATTGTGAAAAGAACCAAATTGAACCTGAACAGGCAGGTAAAATGCTTACCAAGGCGTTGAAAGAAAAAATTGAAGCAGAGTGTATGGACGCCAATATGCTTAAGGTGAAAAAATCAGGCAGATTACCAGTATGAGTACAAATATGATATTACATTATTTGCCTTCTATCTCTACCGACATGCTTACCAAGTTGTCACACATCATAGAACAATCAAAGTCTATGCATAACTTCAACGAAGAGAAACATCCTAACAATGATTTTGAATTACATTATGCGAATTATCTATTAACAAAAGATAAGAACTTTGAAAACAAATATATTGAATTAGTTAAAGGTGCCTGTTATGCAGAATTCTATGAGTGGTATGAATATATCACTAAACACCTATTTGATGAAAGAGTACAGAAAGCTTTTAATTTAGATATCAAGTATGAAGACAACTGGCAAGAGAAATTTAAAGAGAACGAACTATTAGGTTGGTCATATAATAATACGAGTGTAGAAGTCTTTATGAAAAATATTGACAAAGTATACCGTATAGGTGAGATAATGAGAACATTCTTTAATGAAAGAACAAGTTTATCCACTTTAGATAAAGATTACTTTGAGAGTGACCATGCTGACTTAGTATTAAACACAATCAAAGCATTAAAAGAAAACAACTATACATATATAATAGACCAATTACAATCTGATAAGGTTAAATGTATGATAGATGTTTATGGTTGGAACAATACCTACAATTATCAATTATTAGACTATATAAGGAAACATTATGAATATATCATTAATAGATAAAATGGGTAGTGACCTATCCGTGGTAAATGCAGCTAGAGTATCATTTGCCAAAACCAAAGAAGTATTTGATGATAAAGATGAGAAGTTGATTAAGTATCTAGCAGAACATAATCATTGGTCACCATTTGGTCATGCCTCATTACAATTCAGAATTAAAGCACCAGTATTTGTTGCACGACAATTGGTAAAACACCAAGTAGGTTTGGTGTGGAACGAAGTTAGTCGTAGATATGTAGATGATGAACCAGAATTTTATATGCCATTTCTATGGCGTGAAAAGGCAGAAAACAAAAAGCAAGGTAGTGCAGATACCGAAGTAGAGTTTGATATTACAGATATTACTATGGCTTGTAAGTCAGTATATAATCAGATGTTAGAGGCCAATATTGCACCAGAAATGGCAAGAATGATACTTCCGCAGAGTATGATGACGGAGTGGTATTGGTCTGGCACACTATATGCATTTGCTAGAGTGTGTAATTTAAGAAACAAACCAGACGCACAAGAAGAAACAAGAATGGTAACATACGAGATTGCCAGAAATATGAAAGACCATTTTCCTGTGAGTTGTAAATATTTGTTAGATTGATATGTATGGTGGATTTGAAGTTTATAAATTATATTTGGCAGTTAAGAACCACTTTACTACCAATAGTTACGATTATGCAAAGTATGAGGGAAAAGTTAATGTCAAGTTGGAAAGTTTTACAAAACGCAATGATAGGCACTTTTTTCACAAACTATCTAAAAGATATAATGAACGAGAGATTGTTGATTATTTTGTTTGTAATTTTCTTCTTAATAGTAATAAGTGGGTTGGTGATTTAGTAAAAAATGACGGCGCTGAGGAATATATTAAATGGAAGAAATACCAAGACAGCTATAGGTACTCTTTTCGAAATGATTGCGTATTGGTCGCTGATGACTTTACTGCTAATAGCCTTTCTTTTGACGATGGCTTGGGCGTGGTTGGCGGGCAACATCCTAGACTTCTACGATTATATCTCAGAAAGAAAATACATATCCAGACTTTATACATCATTGATAGAGTTATTAACATCAGCAAAAAATGGAATAAAGAGATTGATGAAAAGGTTATTTGGCCAGAGGTAAACAAGAAATTACTAAAGATGAAACCTTTTGTGAACTATAATATGATTGAGATGAAAAATACTATGAAAGAGATATTTGTAAATGGTTGACGATATTAAACCTATTGACCAGAAACTAGATGATAAGATTAAACAATTAAATTCTAGTAGAGTATATAAAAAGATTACACCAAAAGGTGACCTATCGTGGTATGTAAAATGGGTTGCAAGTGCATTTATTCTAGTCGCTGTTATGTGTAGAAGTGTAGAAGAAGTGCCGAGAATATTTGATGTAGTATTTTCAATTATTGGTACTATGGGTTGGGCATGGGTAGGTTATCTATGGCATGACCGTGCATTGTTACTATTAAATGGCACCATTGTGGTGTTCTTAGGAATGAGTATATTAAGGTATTTTATAAATGGCTAAATTAGAATTCATATCAATGTTGCCTCAGTTAGAACATACTATGCCTATTATTAAGGCAAAAGACTATAGACATAATTGGGCTAGAAAGATGGCTGAAGACTTTAAACGAGAAGGCAGTCTAGCAAAGAATAATGTCAAAAGAAACAAAGAAATTATACACACAGCCAGATGTCCAGGTATTATCAATGTAAAGAACCAAGGTTGGTTGGTGAGAACACACCAAGATATTGAGATTGAAGTTACAGATGACCAAGTAATATGGAATACACCAATCAATGATGTAGAAGTGTCAGATGGTCACTTAGAACCTACCGTTACAATGCATAATGATTTTGCTTTGCAAAAGTATTTTGATAATTGGCCTAAGGCTGCAAAAACAACATTAGTTAAAATCAATACACCATGGCATATCAAAGTACCAATCGGTTACAAACTAATACAACAACACCCAGCATACTTAGATACAGGTGATTTTATTTGTTTACCTGGAATGTATGATGATGAAACAGGAATACCAAAAGTCAATGCAGTATTGATGTGGTTTGCAGATGGTAAAGTATTAATACCAGCAGGTACACCTATTGCACAAATGATATTAGTTAAAGATGAAGAACACGAACTATCACAAAGAACTAGAGATGAACAATTCTTTAAAGATTACAGAGTGAGTTGGTTTGCATTTAGACAAAAGTTTGATAGGTCATACAATCAAATAAGAGAAATTTGGAAGAGGTACATAGGCAAATGAGTGATGTATTTTTAATTGGCAATGGCGAAAGTCGTAAGAATGTAGATTTAGAAAGATACAGACCACATGGTAAGTTATATGGTTGCAATGCATTAACAAGAGATATTTTACCAGATGTGGTAACTGCCGTTGACAATGGCATTATGCATGAGATTTACCACAAAGGTATTGCACACAAAGTACCATGTTATTTTAGAAATTGGACTAAAGTGCCTGCCTTTACATTTGATATGATGAAGAAAGATAGTGGTCTTAATGATGACCAAATGCAGTATATGTTAGACAAAGGTTATATGGTTACCAACGAAAGAAGTGGTACAACACCTATGTTTGTAATGCATGGTAGTGCCGTTAGTGGTATGGCAGAGATTGTTAAGAAGAACGGTGAAAGAGAAAAGAAAAATGTAAATGTCAATAACATCTATGTGAGTTGGATTGACCCTAACATTGATAAGTCATTTAGTTTAACAGATATAATGAAAGACAGAGAAGGTCCTAAAGACCTTGGTTGGGCAGCCGGTCCTACTAGTGGTTATGTCGCATGTAAAATAGAACTACCAATTCTAAAGAGAGCCTTTCTATTAGGCCATGATTTGTTTAGTCATAGTTTGCATGTCAATAATATGTACAAGAGTACCAAACATTATGTCACAGCTGAACATCAACCAACACCAGCGTCTAATTGGGTAAGACAATGGTCAGAGTTATTTCAGAAATTTAAAGAAGTAGAGTTTTATAAGGTACAATTGCCTTATGATAAGGGTAATAAAACTACACATCCAGTATTAGAGTGGAGCGGTATTAAGAATATTCATTACATTGATTATTCCACGCTTGACAAAATGCTAAATGTATAGTATATTACCAATATGAGTGTAAAAACTTGTATAAATAATACTGAAGCCGATTATACAGGCTACACAGATACAACGAATATAACATATAAGGAGATATAATATGGATTTCGAAACATTAAAAACCTCGTCAAGTAATTTTGACAAACTTACCAAAGCTCTGGAGAAAAACCTTTCACCAGAAGACCAAGCAAACAAAAACAAATATGATGATGACCGTTTCTGGAAACCAGAGATGGACAAAACAGGTAATGGCTATGCCGTTATTCGTTTCTTACCAGCAAGTGAAGGTGAAGAAATGCCGTGGCAAAGAGTTTGGTCACATGCATTCCAAGATAAAGGCGGATGGTATATTGAGAACTCTTTAACAACAATGGGTCAAAAAGATCCAGTTAGTGAAGAGAATACTAGACTATGGAATACAGGCTTAGATAGTGATAAAGAAATTGCTCGTAAGAGAAAAAGAAAATTATCATACTACTCAAACATTTTAGTTGTGAGTGATCCAAAACATCCTGAGAATGAAGGCAAAGTGTTCTTATACAAATTCGGTAAAAAGATTTTTGATAAGATTACAGAAGCAATGCAGCCAGCATTTGAAGATGAAACACCAATCAACCCATTTGATTTCTGGAAAGGTGCAAACTTTAAACTTAAATTGAGAAAAGTTGATGGTTATTGGAACTATGACAAATCTGAATTCGAAGGTGTTAGTCAGGTTGCTGAAAGCGATGAAGCTATTAAGTCAATCTGGTCAAAACAACACGCTTTGTTACCGTTTGTGGATGCTAGTAATTTTAAGACCTATGATGAACTCAAAGAGAAACTGAATAGGGTAATTGCTGGTGCTCCACGAAGCACAGAAACCGTTGACGCTGTAGACCTCCCACCACAGCAAACTACGGTATCGGTGCCAAGTGTGAAGAGCCAATCTTCTGAACCAACACTAGATGATGATGACGACACTATGTCGTACTTTTCGAAGTTGGCTGAGGAAGATTAATCAAATCTCTCTCAAAGAGGCTTAGACACACATTAAGGGTTGGTAGTTTTTCACTACCAGCCCTTTTTTTTATATAAATAGTGGAATGGTAAATATTTTTAATCCACTAGTAGAATTACAAGATGGCCAATTAAAGTCGGCCAGATGGTACAGAAATGCTGTCTCATTAATCGCAGATAAAGCTACTAGTACCAAATTAATGCGTAATGGCAAGTTAAACGGCAGACCAAGTGGTGGTCGTATGAACATGTTTTATTATGACCCTAAAGGTAAACAAAAACTACCTTTCTATGATATATTCCCATTAGTATTACCATTAGAACCAGCACCAAAAGGTTTTATTGGTTTAAATTTTCACTATCTACCATATGCATTGAGATTTAAGTTTTTAGAAGAACTACAAACATATGCTAGTAATGGTAAATTTGATAGTAGTACAAGATTAGATGTTACATACAATGACATTAAAAATAATCCATTAACAAGACCAGCAATTAAAAGATATTTGTGGTCACATGTAAGAAGTAATTTTTTAAGAATAGATACAGACGAAATGGCAATCGCAGTTTATTTACCTGTAGCAGACTTTAAGAAGGCAAGTCTTGGTACGGTATTTTCTAAGAGTAGGAGAATGATTTAATGGCAATACTTAGAGGTGGCCGAAGAATTGGTAACTATGATATCCGATTAGGATTTCCTAGAGATAGGTCATTAGATAATGTAGAAGCGGATCCAAGATTAAAAAGAAGACCTGGTGGCAATCCAGAATCCACTATCAATTCTTTTATCGCACAAATTAACCAAGGTGAGGGTATTGCACGACCTACTAGATACTTGGTAAGATTTTATTTACCACAGAAATACAAATTAGCAGGTGTTACTCAAACAGGATATGGCGACTTTGATGATGATGGCGTCTTAGAACAAAACAATATGACAAGTAATGAGATGACACGAAATGTTGGTATGATGTGTAACAAGGTGACCATGCCTAGTAGAGATATCAATACAACAGCAAACTTAATATATGGACCTGCTAGAGAAATGCCATACGCATATAGTTTCCCAGGTAATATTGAGTGTTCATTCCATGGTGACAAGTTTTTAAGACAAAGAGTTTTCTTTGAAGAGTGGCAGAAAAAGATTTACAATTTAGAAACGCATAATATGAATTTCTATGATGATTATGTTGGCCAAATGGACATATATCAATTAGGTTCATTTGAAAGTAATGACGACAGAGACAGAGTTACATATGCAGTAAGATTATACGAAGTTTATCCTTCAACAATGGGGTCAATTGAATATAGTTATGGTGCGACAGACCAAGGTGTCAATATACCAGTAACATTCAATTTTAGAAGTTGGTACAACCTAACTACCGACCAAGTTGATGGTGCAACCGTAGGCAAGTCCTTTGGTGATTTACCTACAATTAAAACAGCTAAAGATTTTGGTCTATTTGGTGGCATACTAAATAAATTACCACCAGAACTAAGAAGAGCTGGAAGAGATGTACTTGGCCAGGTAAAACGAAGTTTACCAATTGGTCGAGTAACAGGTGGTCGGGTATTCCCGCCATTTATATAATATAACAAGGAGATATTATGTCATTACCTATATTACAAACGGCGACTTATGAGTTGACATTGCCATCTCAGGATTTAGCGGTCAAATACAGACCTTTTCTTGTCAAAGAAGAGAAGTTGTTATTGATGGCGTTAGAAGCCCAAGACGGCAAACAAATCAAAAACGCATTAAGAGACATTGTGAACGCATGTACATTCGGCGCAATCAATGTTAACGCATTACCAGTCTTTGACTTAGAGTACATATTTTTACAAATTCGTGCTAAGTCAGTAGGCGAGGTTGCAAAACTAAAGGTCAAATGTCCAGATGATAACGAGACATATGTACCAGTAGAAGTTGATTTATCTAAAGTTGAAGTACAGGTCGGAGATGACCATACTAACGAGATAACAATTAACGATAAAATTAAAGTTATTATGAAATACCCTACATTAGATAGTTTTGATGTAGATATGGAGGCAACAGATTTAAAAACAGAACAAATGTTTGACATCATTGCAAATTCAATCTATCAAATCTATAATGGTGAAGAAGTGCATAATGCTAAAGACTATAAGAAAGAAGAACTAAACGATTTTATTGAAAGTTTGGATTCTAGTGCATTTGGTAAAATGCAGAAATTCTTTCAGACTATGCCTAAACTACAACATGAAATTGAAGTTGAAAACCCTAATACAAAGGTAAAGAGTAAGATGATGTTGGCGGGGCTAGCCGATTTTTTCGTATCGCCCTCTCACACGACAACCTAGAAAACCATTTTCAGGTTAACTTTGCATTAATGCAACATCATAAATATTCTTTGCAAGAGTTAGAGAATATGGTACCGTGGGAGAGGGAGATTTATATTAACCTCTTGGTACAATATATCAAAGAGGAAAACGAGAAGAATAAAGAGAGAGAGATGAAGAATGGCAGACGATAACATAGTTGTACCTAGTGACACTAAAGAAGTATCTAAAAAAGTCAATGTACAACTAGAAGTGGATACATCTGTGAAAGACTTAGGTCCTAATCCATATGCAAAGATAATTCATATGGCAAGGGCAGTCGATAGTTGGAGAATATTTCCTAGAATATTCATATCAACATATATTTTTCTATTATACAAGGTAGTGATATGGTATATGAACTTACCAAACCCTACAATGGAACAATCAGGCTTAGTTAGTATCGTAGTTGGTGCTGGTGCGGCTTGGTTCGGTCTATACACAGGCAGTAGAGCAAAATCGGATAACAAATAATGGCTAAAAACTCAGGCGAAACTAGAGGTTCAATGGTAGCTGCAATACAATCAGGTATGCAGGCCGTTGGTGCGACTATTACAGGTGCTTCGGCTTCTGTATCTTCACCAGCAGACATTGAACAAGTTTCTTACTTAGACAAGTTAAGAGAAATTGGTGCTGACACTAGAGATAGTGTAACCGCCATGGCAACTACACTTGCTGAGACTTTGGCATGGGACAAAGAAAAGTTTAGAAGAGAAATGGATGCGGCTAGAGAGCGTGAGAAAGAAATGATTGACGCATCCGCCACAGCAACAATACCAATGCCTACAAAAGAACAAGCAACTGGTGGTTTTGGTCCAGGATTATTACTTGGTTTAGCTGCCTTAGCTGGTATTGCTAAAGCATTAAATGTAGATGAGATATTAAGACTACCACAACAATTAAAATCACTAAGAACTATGGCAAGTTTCTTTAGAGGTGTTATGCGTCTTGCTACATTTGGTTTTGGTCCTGCTATATTACGAGGTCTAAGGTCTTTTCTAAAGTCATTTGATTTAAAACTATTAAGAACTAAAGTATTAGGCATATTCGATCCTGTAATTAAACGACTTAATGATTTTAAAACTAGATTGTCAGGCAGAGCTGGACCGATTACAAGATTAATTGATAGTGTGACCGATTTCTTTAGAGGTATCGGCACAAGAGTAACAGCAATAACAAAATTTTTTAGAACTAACAGAGCCATTGGTTTTGTAACTAAGGCAGTTAGTGACGCATTTAAGGTAATCACAAGAACATTAAGACCTATATTCAATACTATCAAAGGTCTATTCTCAGGTGCAGGCCTAGGCATATTAGACAAGATTTTAGGTCCATTAAAATTGGTGTTTAGAACTATTGGTAGATTATTCTTGCCAATCACATTGATACTAGGTGTGATTGATGGTGTACAAGGGTTTATGAAAGAGTTTGGTGAAACAGGTTCTATCTTAGATGGTATTAGAGGTGCAGTAGTTGGTATTGTAGATGGATTTATTGGTGGCCTTGTCAGATTAGTTGGTAGTGCAGTAGAATGGATACTTGGTTTCTTTGGTTTAGATAACTTAGGTAAATCTATTAATGAAAAGATTAATCAGTTAATGGATTCTTTCTTAGGCATTATCGG